CAACTACATTTGCTTTTTCTCCTTGTTTGTTCTCTATTATTTTTAACATTTCTGGAGACATTTCTGCTTTAGGATAAGCTGTCATTAATCTGTTATAAGGAATACTTCTTTTTCTAAATACAGTATCTACTTTATTATCTGGTCCATTATTTAACATTACTCTTGGTAATGGAATAGCTTGGAAATTTATTGGGTTTAAACTATCTCCCTCTTCTACTAAGAGTACACCAGTACCAATAGCACAATCCATAAATGCTTCATGTATTTCTTGATTAAAATTAGATCCAGCAATTATTTCAAAAACATATTTTGTTATTGCATCTAGTTGTTCATTTATTGCTGGTTTTTGTTCATCTGGTACTTCTGATCCAGCTTCAAAGTTTGCCCATCTTCCATATGTAGGAACAAGACCAGCTTGTAATCTACTAGCAAATTCTTGTATACCTACTACAGCTGTTTCATCAAATATTTTATCTGTTCTTCTTTCTCCTACAGTTTCTTCATAAAAAGATTCTCTTTGTGGTAAAGTATACTCGTATGCTTCTTCATACTTATCTTTCCAATGATCGTATATTTTTTCTGAATCTCTATACTTCTTCATAAAAGAAGCTACTCGATTATCTGTAATTCCACTATCTAATTCTGTATCTGCTAATTCTATATATGCCATTATACCATTGATCCTGTTATTGTTCTTGTGCTAGTTGCTAGTAAAGCTCTTCTTTCTGCATCTGTTCCTCCAGCTCCAGTAAGTGCAGCATATCTATTTTCTCTTAATTCTTTTTCTAGTACAGCATCTTGATTTTGATTTGTTATTGTTGCATCATTAGTAACTCCAGATGTAGATCCAGCTCCACTATCTGTTGTTCTATTAGAAGATGCAGCTATAGATGTACTTGTCATATTTTTATTAAATCTATCTAAATATCCCTCATAGTCTGTTCTCATAGAATCATATAACATAGCACTTGGTATACCTGGTACACCAGCCATAGCTAATCCACCAGCTATTGCTAATTTTATATTTCTTTGTCTTTCAAACATTTTTTGAGATATTGCAGTTGATGATAATATACCTGTTGCATCTCCACTACCCATAACTCCACTTTGTCCATATAATCTTTCTTGTAAGTTTTGTCCTGTAATACTTGTAGAAACT